TGGTAGAGATGCTAGAGCGTTTGCAGCGATTGCGCTGTTGAACGATGCGATCACATCAGGATTTACAGTTGCTAGAACTGCTGTACCTGTACCTGAACCTGCTGCTGTAGCAGTAAATGTAATACCTGACATATTAGCAAATGCGCCAACTGCTGTCCAGTTAGTATTACCTGCTTGATAGATAGTATAAACTGTACCAATTACAAGTGCTGATGCTGCTACTGTGCTTGGGAACACTTCACTGTTATAATCATTTAATGAAGCAACATATGCTGTGCTTGTATCAGCATAAGTGGCAAGAATATTAAATGTGTTTGGTGTCAATGCGCTGTTAGCAACATTAGCAGTATAGCAAGGAGCAGTTAAACCTGTACCTGTGCCAGTCACTAGATACTTTGTTTTACCCTTCTGACGAACGATAAAGCCAGCTTCATCTAATGAGAATACATATGAACCATCATAATCTTCGTTACTATTGGCAACAAGATCCAAAGTTACATCGTCTGTAATAGTTGCTACATAACCTAATACATTGCCTTCATCATCAACTAGGCATTCACCGCCTGATAATTCAGTAGTGAATAATGTGCCTGTTCCTGCTACAGTAGTGCTTGCTGTGCTTGCACTAATTGTACCAGTACCGTTTTGACCTACTGCTACACGAACTAATGTTTGTGAGCCATAGATTGCTGTATTACCACCAACTACACCATATGTATTTGCGTTAGTTGCTGGATAACCTGCACCACCAATTGGATTGTTGAAATATGCATCAACAACACCTACTGATGCTGCTACTGTTACAGGACCTGCATCTGCCAATGTAAATGCAGTATATGTTGGATTTGCTGACAATTGTGTTGCAGAAACAGTAAATGTACTGTTTGCTCCTGCGCTTACAACTGATAGAATCCAATAAGTAGTACCTGCAACTAAATTACCTACGTTGCTTGCTGGAATGAATGGCATGCCGGCAATAATACCTAGGTTAGTAAAGTTAGCATTGGTAGTTACGATTCCTGTTGCTGCTGTTGTATCTGTAATAGTTACGACAGCCTGTGCTTTTGCGATTTTAAGTGGACGACCCATTGTTTTTCTCCTATAGTGTCGGGTTCTAGCCGATACGCGGCGGGGACCGCATAAGTCAACACAACAACGTGTTGAACATGTATTATTTATCAAAAAAATGCTATTTTATTGCGAGGTTATTATTCGCCGATTGGCGCGCCGAGGTCTGTAACTGAGAATATACCCGTACCGCTTACACTAATAAACGCAATGTAATTTCCTTCGCCTACAATAAAACTATTGTTTACTGTGTTTGCAGGAATAATCTCACAGGCAGTTAGGTTCGCTGTGACTGAACTGTTGCCTACCGCTACAGCAATTGCGCTTGTAGTAGTTGATATGCGGACCTTATCTGTAGTAGCAACTGTTGTAAGTTGACTGGATCCACTTGGGCTGTAAATTGCTGATGCCATAATATTATTTATCTTACAGTCTGCCAACTAGCACTTCTACGAATCCTTCACCCGAATCAGTTTTATTTTCAATCGCTTTACCAATTACAGTTCCTATTTTAGGAGTCATAATACAGGTTTTAGCATAACCATTACCAGCACTAACAAGCATATCTCCCTTGCTTACCCAACCTATAGTTTTTACTTTCACACGACCTATTAATGCAACCATAATAGGAAACTCTGTTTGAATATTACCATTCATAACGTATGCAGGATCATGTGAAACTACACCTGCTAGTTTGCTACTTTCTTCTTTGGCTAATGTAACTTCTTTATCGCCGCCAAACTCAAGCACTGTTCCAGGAGCATATGCGTTGTCTCCTGCATAATATTCTGCTAAGTCAGCGTATGTTGCTGTTAGTTGTGAGCCAGCAGTTAATGTCCAATTACCTGTTAATGTCCCTGCTGTTATATTTGATCCTGTAGTAATATTACTTGTCACAATGTTAGGGGTAATAGTTGTGCCTGTAATATTTGCATTACCATTTAAAGTTAGAACATTAGTAACCCAGTTGTAAAGAAAATCACCGTCACCTCCAAAATCGGCGCCAGTATAATATTGTACGCTACCAACTACACCAGTTGCGTTGCCACCATTTGATGAGGCAGTATTAAAGATTGCAACACCCGTGTTACTAGGATATGCACCGTAACTTGATGTATCGACCGGAATCGTTAATCCTGAATCTTCGTACAAATCATATAATTGAATATTTCCACCAACCGGTTGTAAAAAATAATTATTTCCATTTAATGGTGTAAATCCGCTTGTATCAATTAAATTAATTGTAATTTCTGTGCCTACTGTATATGGATAACCGTCTACAAGCGTCATACGTGCATTTGCGTTTGCAGAGATAGTTTGTATATTGTTAGTAACTATTCCTTTGGGGCTCCAACTTAGACTGCCGCCTCCGTCTGTAGTTAATACATAGCCTATTGATCCGCCGTCAATGCTTAGGTTTGACGCATTACCTAAACTAATATATCCGCCTGCGTTGCCGCCCTTGTTTACCCAATTATTACCGTCATATGCAAATACTTGGCCATTTGCTAGCGTGTTTGCATCTATGCTTATGTTTCCTACAACACCATCAATTTGATCAAAGGATATAGGGCTATATGCTGTTAAGACTTCAACGTTTTGTATTTCACCTGACGTTTTACCTATAAACAATCGTCGTTCATCTGTGGCAAAACCAAACTCTGCCTCATCTAATTGTGGTAAATCTACAAGATCACCAGAACGCTGTTGAATTTTAGAGATTTGTATAATAGACATAGATATTCATGTACCAATTAATACATGTATTTATGCTATTAAGTTATAGGAACTGAGTATAATATTGGTCTAGTCTTTGATACCAAAGTGATGTAAATTTGTCAAAATCTGTACCTTCGACTATAAACTCTTGATATTGATTATCTGCGCTACACATAAACACTACACCCTTACGTATTTTTGTATTAAACATCTCATTATGTGCTAATGCATATGCTGCTAACTGTAGGAAGTAATCATCAATCCATTCACGCTTTTTGGGCTTATTAGTTTGCTTATGGTCCATGATAGCATCACTATTATCGTGTACACCAACAAGGTCCGTGGTTCCTGCATAAACTTCCGGAAAATATAAACTTACTTCTGTACCCCAAAATTCTTGGCAATTGCTTAACCCTTTTTCTATTATAGTTTGGGCCATTTGATGACTTTGTATGCTGTAGGGATTAGTACCGGGTTGTCCTGCATTTCCAGTTTTAATATGATTTTCAAGCCATTTGTGCATACGTGTTCCGCGACCAGCAGCCTCAGTAGTGATCTGTTTGGCCTTCTCTTCGCCTACACGTTTACGCCATTCACGCAATGCTTGCTTTTTTTCTTCTGGTTTAGTAGCATCTAAAATTGTAGTGACACTAGGTACAGCATGACCATCCGGAGTCAAGTACTTTCGTGAACCATTTACTGTTTCTCTTTTTAATTCTTTATAAGGATATTTGTTAGGAATATATAACATTATTTTTTACGCCAAACGTTTTGAAGATGCATACCGACTGTATTTGTTCGATATTCATTTAGATCGGTAAATTTATCAACTCTTGTTATATACATGTTATATCTATCGATTAATAAATCGTAAAAATATTTTGCTATAACTTGATTAGCACTTTCTCCGTAGTGCCCGCAAGGCAAGTGTGGTTCTTTGCCTGCTAAAGTTGATATGTTTGTAACTTTGTTTTTATCATCGTATACTTGTTTTACTTGGTCAGGAAACTCTTCTTCCAATTCTTTCAAATAGTTGGGCTCAATAGGAAAAGTGTCGCTCATTAAGTATGGCATTTTATTATTTTTAAATAATTCAATACATGCCGCCCAATACAAAAGTTTTTTTCTTTCTGCGGAAATCATGCCTTTACTAGTAAGCAAATTGTAAACGACTTCTTTCTCTATAGGGTTTTGACCTTGAAAGTCTAAAACAACAAAATCATTTACCTGTGAACCTTTATATTCTGAGAAAAATTCTTCACGACGGCCGCTAAAAGACCATACGTTGATAAACAATGGAAAGTTGTTATGCTTTTTATTAAGGTAAAAATATTCATAAGTTCTTCTAAAGATTGCATCATTCCCTGATCCAGGAATTGCTAAATTTACAACAGGAACTTTTAATTTGTCGGCAAGCAATGCAGGCCAACCTTGCTCTGCTGGATTTTCTAATCCTTGACAATAGGTAAAACTACAACCATTAACAACTAAATGAGATAATTTTACGTTTGGCTTCATACAGTAAAACTTTCACCGCAGCCGCAACGTCCACTTTCATTAGGATTAATGAATTCAAATCTTTCATTCAATCCTTGCTTGACATAATCTACAGTCATACCTTCTAGATACTTATACGCATCTTTTGTTACCCAAACATAAACATCATCATGTATGCTTAGGAAATCTTCTGACTTCCATTCATCAGCAAAATCTATTTTATAGGCATAGCCACTGCATCCGGTTTTAGTTATATCTAAACGTATACCTAATTTACCGTTTTCTTTGATTTGTGATTTGAATCTTTGTTTGGCGTTATCAGTTAAATGAATCATCAAAGTATTTTATTATACTGTTGTAAAAAAGTCAACAGTTATGGTTACTTAATGGCTTTATGAGCCATTTTATCAACTATTTCTTTACTTTGTTCCGGAGGAGGTGCTTCAGGTTGTTTTGGCGCCTCTAACCCTTTAAAAACAACTTCATCGCCTTGAACATTAGATATAACATTTTTTAAAGGCTTTTGTTGTACCATGTTATAGATATCTTTAGGAGCAAGAACAATTTTGTGTTTTCTAAAAAAATGCAATAACTGGTCTAATGTCCAGTTTTGTGTAATTTTTCCTTTTTCTAAATCTAATCTTAATTGGTCTGTTGCAGCAATTAAAGTATCTAGTTTAGGATCATTAAATTCGTAGAGGTACATTTCTTACCTCTTCTCGCGGCCTACTCCACCTGTTGGTTCTGCTTCAGGTTCTTCTGCTGGCATTTCTGCTGCATCAGGTGCTACTTCAGCTCCCATCTCTGCGCCAACAACTTCTTCACCGCCAGGGCCTGCAGTAGCCGCTACGTCAGTAACAGCCATTTCTTCACCGCCAGTTGGTGCTGCACCTAGTGCTGCTGGATCGCCACCTTGACCGGTTATACCATTTAGTGCACCTTGCAAGGACTGTTTGCTTTGGCTTAGAGTTTGATTTAATGTAGTTAATGATTCACTTGCTGCTTGATTAAATGCTGCTGATTCATTAACTCCCATTTCTGATTGAATGCTATCAGTTAATGCAGGAAGTTCTTTTACTAACATATCATTAACTTCTTCAATCATTTTTTGTAGGCTGTTAACCATATCTTGCGCTGCAAGAATGACTTGTGATTTTTCTACTTCTTGATTTTCAACAATAATTTTTGCTGTTTTTGTATTACTATAATGTTCATTTAAAGCCTGTGACATGAATATTAGTTTCATGTATGATGGATCATTTTGATTTTTGTAGAAATCAGGCTGTGACTTTGCTTCCTTAATAAGTCCATTAACCTTGTCAAGCATAGTTTTAGTCTGACTACGGTTTAATTTGGATGTATTAAAGTCTACATCGAAATTTGCTTTAAGGGCACGTATAGCAATTTGTGATTTATCAAGTTCGTTAAGTCTCATAGTTAAAAGTCCTAATTAATAAGTGTATTTATCAGAGTCCTGACTATTTTTATCCTTATATGATTCATAGGTTTTACTCTGTATATGCTTAGAAACCGACGTATACCAATCGATTTCTTTAAGGGCATTCTTTCTTTTCAGTTTATCTTCAAACAACCTTGCTAAAAGCACAATTTTAGTATCATTTTCACCCTTATGTATTAACTTTTTATACTGTGCGATGTTAACATTTAAGGATTCTATATAACTATCAAGTTCAAGTACCCTTTGGTTTTCCTTTGTCTTTTTATTCTTATCAAATACACACCAAGTAACAGCATATTTTAAGTTTGAAAATTCTAGGGTATCCGTATAGGGATCATTTACTACTGATACCCTATAGACTCCTGAATCCTGTGTAATTAAATAACTTCCGAACAGGTTATAACTTCCGTCGTATTCGGCAACTATAAAAACATCTTTAATTTTCTTGTCAAGATTGCTTTTATTCATATTAATATTTAACAAAATATATGTTTCTATTTTCAATAGTTATATCTAATTTTTCCCCGGCATTTACCCATTGTGTATCGCATCTTATCATGGGTACTAATTCACAATCTTTATAAAGGGCTCCTAAAGTAGATATACCATCGTCAAAAACAGCAGAATACTGAATTTCAAACTCAAATTTCCATATAGGTACTAAATCAACACTTTTTAAGTTTGTTCCAAATTCATATTTTTCAAGATTTTCAAAAGTCATTTGTGGATCGCTTACAACGTCAGGCTGCGCCCGCAAAGATATAATTTGAAGTACCGTGTCAAAGTTACATTGTGTATTACGTTTTTTATACCAATCGTTTACATCCTTAATGTCAGCGCCGGGTTTTGAGCGGTTTAAAACTCCTGTTTTTGTAATGTCAAAAAGTGTGTAACAAGAGATCCTCTGGCTCATGCCGTATTTACAGCAATAAAAAAGCCCGAGAATTTTACTTCTCGGGCCTTATATCATCAAACTTAAACTAATTATTAGTTAGTGAAAGTTGCTGTTTTTGCTGTAGTTACAGCATAACCAAGAGCAGCAGTTAGAGCAACGTCTAAGTTACCGCCGTTAGTGAAGTCCCATGCGCCTACTGGATATACTGCTAATGCTAGTGTATCAGTGTTTGCGCCTACTTCTGTATACTCATAGATGTATACAGTTGCTAATTGCTGGATAGTCTGCATTGCGATAGCAATGTCAGCACCAGTTGGGCTTGCTGCACCAGTGAATGTTATTGTACCAAAATCTAGTTTTGGACCTTGTGGCTGAACTGTTAAACCTGAGCTTACTGCATTTAAACCTGCGTTTGTATACTCTGGGGCATCTAGCCACATTACTTGTTGGAAGTCACCATTGACTTTTGTAAATTGTGCCATTTTAAAATCTCCTAATAGTGTGAACCGTATAGGCTCATACTAATATTTATGCCTGCGGCAAAAAAACATGGATTTGGACACTATCTTCCGGCTAGATTTTGACGGCTGAAACCCATACGATCTACGAATTTAAGCCCCTGACTGACGAATCCTTCTTGACTTTGCTGGCCGGTCGCTAGATAACCCTTGACAGGGCTTTGTTCTGCTTGTTGGGCTAATTGCTCTACTACACTTTGTTTCAATGCATATAACGCAGCCCATATCGTAAATAGACCTACTAAACCATCTTTATTAGCATTTAAATGATCTGATAATTTCTTCTTCATGGGCACAGTCATAGGTCTTGTCTCAAAGTATTTTAGAAATTTATCAGTCAAATCATTTAAGTCGCCTGCTACTATTTGTTTGTTTATAAATGTTGTAAACAATCCATTAAAAGTGTTTCTGGCCTGCGGTGCAGTTGTCATTAATTTTTTAACACTTTCACCATTTTGACTAATTGCTGATTTTACATTTGAAATTAAATTATCATCAATTTTAACTTCAGGAGTAATTGGCATAGCACTAGGAACTATAGCAACATTACTATTGTTTTTTAATTGTCCTATAGTACCATCTAACGATGTAGCATCGTCCGTGCTAACAGCATTTGGATCTAAGTATTGATGTACTGCAATACCTGCGTCTTTGCCCGCTAACAATTTACCTACAGAACTGTCGGCATCAACAGTATAGGCTATACCATTTGGATTAGCCTTAAATTTATATAAACCACCTGTTTCTTTTAATGGTTGTCCAAAAAGTAAATCTCCCCAATAATAACCACTTGATCCTTTACTTGCTTTTTGTAATCCAGGCCATATCGTTGCTATTAGATTGTTTAAATCACCTCTATCTACACCTCTTGCCTTATCATATGCTACAAATTGTTCGGGACTAAAAACGTTTCTACCCGTTCCATCAGATTTATTAAACATATGTTTGTCCATAATGCTAAATTTGCCATTAGCACCATGTCCAAAAATTAAAGCAGGGTATCCATCCCATTTAATTGTAATAGTTTTAGGATTTTTTGCTGTTGCTAAAATAGCATTTAAGGCACGCTGTGCTCCGGCAACATCATCAAGCACTACTAAATCTTCAGGATGGTCTAAATGTCCTTTGCCTTCATAAACATTATCTTTAAGTTTTGATAATGTGGAACTTATTTCCTTAAAGAATTCTTCATCACTATAAGACATTTTATTTCTTATTAGGGTCTGTATCTACTTTTCTACCTTGATCAGATACTGCCCAAGCAATTTGTGCTATATCGTTAATATCTTTATTGATAGTGCCAGCATTTACGCTTTTGCCCATACGTTTTAAAATATCATCTACTTGAGATTGAGAAGAACCTAAATTAATTCCTCGTAAAAACCCTTTCATAAAGTTATCTCTAAACCATGCACCTGCACTTGGCTTGCCGCCAGCCGACTTATTTCCTGCATCTGCTGTGCCTGATGGGGATTGGTCTGATGCTTTATTATCAGGACCTGCTGGATTTACTGCGGCTGCATTTGCTGGAGCCTGTTGCGGAGAAACAGGTTGTTTAGTACCTGCTGCCTTTGCAAAATCTCCAGGATTTCGCTTCATTGCCTTAGCCTTATCAAAGGGCTTTTTGGCAGGAGTCGCTGCCTTTGCAGGTGCTGCTGCTGGCTTCTTAACTGGAGCCTGCGCAGGTTGCTGACCGCCAGCCTTAGCAAATGGCTTTCCTGTTACAGGATTTATACCTGGTTTTGATTGTAGATTTGATTCTGGTCTATCTGTTTCCCCGGCCTCATTAAGTAACTTTGTAATACGTTGTGTCACTAAATTAGGATCATATCCTCTTTTTGCTACAACCATTCTAAAACTGGCTTCTGTTAAAAGTTTATTTAAAATTTCTAAAAGTCTTTCTTCTTGTATAGTTTTTTGTTTTTTACCTAAAGCAAATTGTTGCATAAAGGTATTGTGAAAAGGCTTCATGTCATAGCCTGCGCTATTAAATTTATTAATCTTGTCAGCAGCAATTAATAGATAATCTTTATTTTTACTTACATATTGTAATGTTTTGTTTAATTCAGCAGCGTTCTTTTCTGGTAACTTCTTTGTACCACTTGGCTGTAGTGTTCTCATTGCCTTTATTGCAGTATCAACATTAACATCTACCTGAGGTTTTCCGCCTGCCTGCGCCGCCTTACTTGGTGCCGCTGCAGGAGACGCTCCACCTGCTTGACCACCTGCTGCTGGTGCTGCTGCTGGTGCTGCTGCTGGTGCTGCTCCACCTGCTGCTGGTGCTGCTGCTGGTGCTGCTGCTGCTGGTGCTGCTGCTGGTGCTGCCCCTTGACCGCCTGCTCCTGAATCGGATCCTGCAGCCGGGGCTGCTGGTTCTTGTTTGCCAGAATCTGGTTTAGACGCACCCAAATCGTCAGAGTTAACATCTACTAAACCTTGCTGCACTGCGGTATTAAGGGCATTCATACCTCTTGAAACGAATCTTTTTATGAATGTATCCTGTGCTAGTTGGTCTTCTGCACTAAGCCCGGACTTTCTGCTACGAAATAATGCGCTTCCTACACCGCTAGTATCTCCCGCGGGTTTACCACTATTGCCTCGTCCTAAAAATTTTTGAAACATATTTAATTCGTTAATTCGCATGTTACTTCCTCATTGACTTAGCGAAACGTGCAGGTTCCTTACTTTTAATCGAACTTAGTAATTTTTTTTCTAAAATTTCGGCTTTTTCAGGGCTATAGTGACGGTTTATTAGTTCTAGAAGATTTATGGCACTAGTAATAACATTGTTTGCTCTACTTTCAATAACGTGATTAATATCACGGTTATTTCCTACGGCCTGTAATTCTTCCAAAAGACTACGTGTACGCTTTTGCATAATGTAGTATTTATCTGGAAACGGATCTTTTATTTCTTTAATGAGGACAGTAAACTTTTAAGTTTAGCACTTTGTATATCCGCTACGACCTTATTAGTTTCTGGTTCCGCTAATTCTGAATTAGAGTCAGATACGGATCCTACTTGACTTGTAGCCTTAATTTGACTCAATAATGCAGTGCCGCTAGGTTGAGGTTTTTGAGCAACTTCACCCTCATCTGTAATACGCAATGTCTCAACGTCAAACTTGAGTTCAATCTTCTGACCCACGCCCGAACTGCTACGTGTTTTCATCAACTGAATCTGATACAATCCACGCTCACGCATACTGCGACTTGTAAAGATACCAAATACGTTATCAGCAGTATTGATCTTACTGATGCCACCAGAAATGTGACTGTGATCAAACTCAATTTCTTCGACTGCGCTACGATTCAACTGACTTGCTGTGACGAACAATACGTTCAGTTCCTTAGCAAGATTACGCAATTCTTCTGATACATATTTGTCCTTGACGAATAGATCGCTGGGGCTGACCTTAGCACTTACCGGCATTATCAAATCAAGGTAGTCAATACACAAGAAGTCTACTTTCATACCTGTTTGTATCTGTAGTTCCTTGACATATGCTCTGATATCGTTTACGTTGCTTTGTGCTGGCATATACTTGATACGTAATTGACCAGATTTCTTTGCAACCATCTTGACC